TAGTGTAAAGCGTAGTTATAGCTGTCACGATGTGCCGCTCGGTAACATCGAAACAGGATTCAAGTTGTTTGATAAGCCGCAGCCTTGTATTACTAGTAGTTGTGTTAGCAGCGCCGATAGCAAAATACCAAAAAGGAAAACAGATGTTCTCTAAAGTAACAGATCTGCCGTGTTATGATTTAAGTGGTGAATTTCAAAAGCTACTTGATAATGATGTAATACGCTGGCACGAAGTAGAGAAAGATCAAATTTGTTTAAACACAGTGCCCGGGCAAGATGATAATTTCTTTTACGGCAGAGGCAGTTTAGACTACGACTGGGATAATAGCACAGTAGACAGCAACGGCACGATTAAAGTGTCGCTACGTGATGTTCCGTTAAAAGAACAAGACTTTACGGTTCTTTGTTCACAGTTTCGAAATACAGTATTTGAAGATGTATATAATGCGCTGACTTCTAAGTATAAGTTAGGAAGAGTTCGTATAATGAACCTACAGCCTAAGAAGTGCTTAACATGGCACGCTGATAATACAAATAGGGTACATTATCCGATAAAGACGCAAAAAGGCTGCTTTATGGTTATAAATAGTAAAGTACAGCATTTAGATCAAAACACTTGGTGGTTTACTAACACTAACAATAACATGCATACAGCGTTTAACGGTAGTAAGCAAGATCGATACCATTTAGTGGCAGCAATATTGGATTAGATATGAGTTTAATAATAGCAGTTATAGCAGGACTAGTATGGGGACAGTTAATCTCGCATTGGGGCGCTAGCATTTTGCTTCATCGGTATTACTGTCATAAGCAGTTTCATGTACCTAAATGGTACGAAGCTATAGGACTATTCATGCTATCAATTGCCTATATAAGATCGCCGATAGGCTGGATTGCTAGTCATAGGATGCACCATCAGTATTCAGACTCTGCTAATGATCCTCATAGTCCTAACCATGTAGGATGGTGGAGAGTGTTCACTACTACTTGGGATATTCCGAAAATCCCAACTAAGTATGCTCGTGACTTATACACTAACCCGATGCTAGTATTTTTACATAAGCATCACTTTAAGATACTTGTAATACATTGGGCAATAGCAATACTGGTTAGTTTCTTTATTCCATATTTTTTCGTTGCGTATGCTCTAATACCTTTTGTCCAAGCAAAAATAGGGTTTGGTCTTATTAACACTATGGGCCACGATGATGGTCCGTCTAACGCACCGTGGATAAACTTATTTGTTGCGGGCGAGGGATATCATAAAGAACACCACGATAATTGGCGTCGTATACGCTTACATAAATTCGATACTGGCGGATGGGTTGCTGAAAAGCTAATACAGCTAGGTATTTTTAAAAGCAATAAAAACTTAAAGAAGGCTTAATGGTAGAAGTAATACAGAAAATATTAAGTAAACAAAGCTTAGACAATATAGAAGAATATTGGACTACTGATAGCGAGCGGGTACTAACAGATTCAATACAGGGCAAAAAGAGAAACATAAAGCTCGTTAACGGCGATATTATTAAAGAACTAACAGGCAATGATTTAGACAGGTACGAAGTTCATAGCGGGTTCTTTGCAATAGCAGGCGAACCTTACAAAGTACACTGCGACTTAGGGAAGAACCCAATAACACATAACTTGTGTATTAACCTATTACCAGACGATCAGCTAAACGACCAAAGTATTGTAATTCTAAAGCAGCTTACTAGAAATAGAATAATATTAGTAGATGACGATACGCCTGACTCTATATTAGAGATATATCAAAAAGTAAAATATCAGCCTGTGTATGCTAGTACACTACACGAACATGTTGATAATATTTCATCAGACTTACAAATAACCGACGAGCAGAAACAGTATATGTCTCATGTGTGGCAACAAACTTTGCCCTATTTAGATGTTGACAAAGTTGTACATCACAAGTATAATCAAGGTATACTATTTGATAGTAGGCATTTACATTGCGGAGGATCTGCTCAAGGTGATCATAAGCGATGTGTATTATACGTGAGGTTAAAAGATGAGTGATAATTTTGTATGGAGAGAAGGTAGGCAAAAAACAGGCTATCAGCGAATGAAAATATTTACAATTTCATGGCCTATACATTTTGACTGTTATATTCTTCGAATGAAGCCAGGTGCGTCGGTTAAGCCGCACAAGGATCTTATGCGAGGCAAGTGGCGTAACAAAAAAGCATATAGATTAAATCTAATTATGAATACGCCTGATAAAGGCGGCGAGTTCCTTACAGAGAAATCAATTATTGATTGGCCGCAGTTAAAGCTATTTCGTCCTGACATCTATACACACGAAGTCACTACAGTTGAGGGGAATAAAACTCGATACGTATTGAGCTTAGGGGTTGCTGTTAATGATAACAAGCATAAACAGTAATCTATATGTTGAGACTTTTACTAATGATAATAGTCAATTAACTGCTAAAGTAGAAGATTACAGAAATTACATAGTTTCTCGAAATCATTTAAATGATCAAAAACTTATAGAAAATTATAAATCTCATCGTCTTAAGTTCGAAGATCAAGTTGCTACTAGCATTCTTACAGACGGCAACAGTATATTTGCTTTCAGTACCGTTTTTCACAGAGAATTTTTCGGCAGAGGTGTATATCGCTGTTTAAATCGTTGTTACTTTGATCCCGATTTGCGATACTGGCAACATTTAGAAAAGAAAAAGAATAAAAACTACCAAGGTAACCCTCGGATAAATATAGTAACGCCAGTAATGATTCAACATCAACTAGATGTTCTCGACGGGTACAAAATGGTTTTTATGTCTTCTGAGCCATGGAAGCCGTACTGGGCAAAAAGCTACTGTAGGAACTTAACTGAAAAAACTTTAGTTAAGTGGGAGCATAGCCAATTACTGCACCCGGTGTGTTATAAAGAGAGTTCAAGTTGTTGGCAACATATCATATGGACTGGACAATTTTTATTAGATGAAGGATTATCCTATGATGAATACAAAGCAAGACCTTTTAAGCAACACTAGGCATTCTTACCCGTACTTAGTTAAGACCGATTATAAGTTTGATCTTGATAAGCTACGTGAAGAAATGATAGCTATTGAGAAGCAAAACGGTTGGGAAGATATGACTAACCAAAGTGATTTAGTTGCTGGATTGATTCAAGGCAGAAAGCGACTAACTAGTGCGTTTGCTAACAATAGCGGCGACTATGACGACTACAAGCAGATGATTGTAACAGACATTGATAGAAATGTAGTTGACGAAAATGATTATGCTCAAGTTAACGATAGCGAAAAGTTTGCTACCTACAAAACAGATATGAAGCGTGGTGCTGCGATTCAAGATGAAACACTTTACGGTAATTTAAGAAGTGTTATGGACGTAGCGCCTTATACAAGTAAAATGTTAGAGTCGTTTCCTGATCCGTTAGCACGAGTCCGTTACGCAAAGATTAAACCAAACTTTGCTATTAAGCCGCATATTGACTATAATACTACATACGGAATGCGGTATCATATTGCTTTACATACGAACGATAAGTGTAAAGTAGGATTTAGACGAAATAAAACACAAGAGTTCGAAGAGTTTCACATTCCAGCAGACGGCCACTTATATTACTTCAATCAAGGGTTTGAACATTTTGCTAACAACTACAGTGACGAAGAGCGTATTCATATCGTTATAGGTTTGGGTGGCCAGCAGCTTATGGAACCGTATAAGATAAAGTAATGAAAAACATCCTAATCTGTCAACCTCCGATGTATCAGGGAACGACATGGCTTCCTTATCTATATGGGTCATTGCGCACAGTAGCTGAGCAAGACGAAGAAGTAAAACAGAATTACAATTGGCTAAGTCCGTTATTTCGGCAAGTTGATACAATTAAGGATTTCACTGATCACTATGATCCTAAAGAAATAGATATACTTGGGATAAGTTGCTACGAGTGGAATCATATTATTAACTTCAAAATTGCCGAGTACGTTAAGTTACACAACCCAAACTGTTTAATAGTAGCAGGTGGCCCTCAACCTCCTTGGCGAGATGATAAAGTATTTGATACTTATCCGTACATTGATATTATCATTAAGGGCGACGGAGAAGTTCCGTTTTCTTCTATTCTAAAAAACTTAGTAAACAATAGATCAAACGACCTAGTACCTGGGTTAATCATTAATAATCAGGGTGTAGCACAGCGTACAGCAAAAGAAGTACCTTACAAGTTTGATATAGGTCCTAGTCCGTATATACACTTGTCTAAGCAGTTTGAAGAGTTTGCTGCATACCCAGAACCGTCATTTGCTGCTCTCGAAACAAACAAAGGCTGTCCTTATAAATGTACTTTTTGTGACTGGGGCTCTGCTACTAATCAAAAAATACGTAAGGTTGGTAGAGATAGAGTATACCAAGAGATAGAATGGTTTGGTAAAAATAGCATTGAAATGATTTATATTACAGATGCTAACTTTGGCATTCTGCCCGAAGATGTTAACATAGCTAAAGCACTAGTGGAAACTAAAGAAAAATACGGATTTCCCCGTACCGTATTTTATAATCTAGCAAAGAATAACGACGACCGTATTGTTGATATATTGAAAATGTTCACTGACGCAAACATGATCAATAATACAATTATGATTAATTTCCAGTCTACACTAGACAGCGTACTTGATGCTATGGAACGTTTTAATGCGCCGTTTCCTAAGATTAAAAATATGGTCAGGAGGCTAATTGATGTAAACATTGCGCCCGGCAGTGCATTGATACAAGGCGCTCCTCTTGAAACTGTAGATTCGTGGAAGAAGTCTGTAACAGATGTATATGAACTAGGTATACACGAAGAAACACGGATCTTTATCTGGCAACAACTACCTAACGCACCTGCTACTGATCCCGAATATATTGAAAAATACAAACTACAGGCTGTTGATCGAGCTCCGATAATGAACAGATTTAATAAAGACCTACTACCTAAGATAGGAAGGCTTGGGCTTTCGAGTTACTTAGTTGAATCATCGTCTTACACTAGAGACGATTGGGCTGAAATGGGGGTCTTTAGTGCATTTACTTTAATGTGTCATAACTTTGGCTTTACTCGCTATATTGCCCAATATCATAAGCACAGTTTAGGTGTTCCTTACTTTGATTTTTATAACACGTTATATGACAAATTTAAAACAACAGAACATTATAGTAAATTAAAAGATCACTTGTATAAGTTTGCTGCTCAGGACGGAAGTACATTTAATATCGACTACGATGATAGTTTGCCGTGGCTGTTAGACCCGGAGGAATACTTGTTTTTGTCGATATCCGAAGATCAAGAGCTTTTTTATCATACAATGTTTAGTGACGTTACTGACGCAGAGATATTAGATCTAATAAGATTTCAGCAGCAGTCTATGATTACAGTTAAATCAAAAAATCCTAAAGATGTAATCTTTACTATGAACCAAGACTGGATAGCATACTTTCGATATCTTAAGTCGAGCTACTACGAGATTGAAGACTATAAGCCGGAACAAACTAAGCGCAAGTATCGGTGTAATACATCGCACTATAATAAAATCTTTGATAATTTATCTCTCGAGGATTACTGTGTTAAGATATTAAAACGCAAAGCAGGTCGGCAGGATTATACATTAATATCATTTGAAAAGTTTAAGGATGTAACAAATGATACCAACTAGCGATCAGCACGAACACTTTAGAGAACAGGGCTATATTGTTTTAAAAGATGTGCTATCTGACGAATTAGTTTCTTCGTTGTCTGAATTATGTAAGCTATCAGAAGAGTATCACGAGAAGTACTCTAGTCAATATTTTATAGACAGGAACGAAGAAAACTTTTTTATAAAATATAAAACAGCTTTAGATATTGCTAATGATCATAATGTAAATTTACTACCTATAGATGAATGGTGTCATCGTACTATATACTATCAAGAAGGCTACGAAAAAGAGCCCGAAGTATTAAATTACATTAAGATGCTTGATCGCACAATTGGTATTTACGAGTTATTAGCAACACTGCTACAATCTAAGCACTTACAATTCTATAATGCCCAGTTATGGAAAAAGCATGCACGGTCTTGTGACCCCACAGAGATACACAGAGACTACACCGCATTTGATATGAAGGGTCTAAAAAGTGCTTGCGCATGGATAAGTCCCACAACAGTTCGAAAAGAACATTCTGCTTTTCAGGTAATTCCCGGTAGTCATAAAGGCGTTGATCATACTACTAAGCATTGGATAGATAAAGACTATTATACTCGTGACAAGTATAACTTAGTAACACTAGAAGTAGAACCTAAAGATGTAATTATAATTGATCTACGACTAAGTCATGCCGCTACGCCAAATGTATCGAATCTCGATCGATATGCCATGACATTAAGATATCTAGGAGATGACTTGCGGTATTATAACAGACCACAGAAGCATAGATTCGGAGCAAGAGCTGAGATCGGCGATGATGAATTATACCCATTAGAACGACATCCTATTGTATGGCAATCTTAAGTTGAAGATTACTGCGCAACGCCTAACATTTCAAATGAAGATCGTTGCGCTGCCGCTATACGTTATTACGGCGATGATATGGTGTTCTTTTAAGACGTAGTAAAGGTAATCCAAGCGCTGTTTTGATAGCCTTGGAATACATTCAAGCTAGTGTTGTAAATAACCATTCCGTTCGCAGCAGTAAGGGCATCACGCTCTGCAGTAGTATAACTACCAAACTGTACAAAACCAGCAGCAGTAATAGTGCCGTTTATGCCGTCAATAATAGTAGTTGAGTCGTCTATCGCATACGAGCCTTTAAACGATCCAGCTTCAACGGTGCCAGTTACTGTGGCATTACCTACTACTGATAGCTTGTCAGCTGGGGTATAAGTACCAATGCCGACGTTTCCGTCTACTATAGACATGTATGTGTTAGCGTTAGTGTGTACGCCTGTGCTATCATTACTAATAAATAAACCTGCGAACGAAGTGGCAATGTTTGTAGTCATTACCGTACCATCAGAACCATCACGACCCATTAGAATGGCACCGTATGAGACGTTACTTGCTGAAAGGTCTGAGATAGATTCTCTTTTAAATCTAAGGCTAGCTTTGCCGTTGTCTGTTGTAACATCATAAAAGAAGTCGCCTGCTTGTGTGTTACTAATTGAACCTGCGCCGCTTACTGTTATTTTTTCTCCGTTAATGGAGTTGTTAATGCCGTCGACTATCAATGTACTGTCTTCGCCGAACACACTTCCGCTTAGTACACCGTCAAATGGACCGTAGGAAATGCCAGTAATGCCGTCAATTTTAAGTGTACTGTCATCGGAGAATACACTGCCTACAACGTCACCGGCATTAGCAGGAGCACCAGCTTCCCAACGGCTTAATGAATTATTCCATACAAGTGCGTCTCCGTTTGACGGAATACTGTTGTGTACGTTTCCTATATCGCTAATTTCATTAGGAGCAAGATTTACTTTTCCGCTTACTCCGTCAATTAGTATAGTACTATCGTCAGCAGCAAACGTACCTTTAAAGCTACCAGTAGCAAGGCCAACTGTTGCTGCTGTAAAGTTACCACTAGCAGCGCTTACAACGCCCGTAGCAGTAATGTTACCGCTATTGCTAATGTTACCTACTCCGGTAATATTATTACTATTTAGGTCTAAGGTGCCGCCTAGTTGCGGTGTTGTGTCTTCTGCTAAGTCATTAATACCAGTATCGGCTTTTGTGCCGCCGACTGTAGTACCGTCGCCGACATAAAGTAATTTTGTGTCAGTGGTATATATTAATTCACCTACCGCAGGTGTAATTGCCAAACGTTCAGCATCTGTGCCACGTCTAATCTGTAAAGCCATTGATAACTCCCGAGTATATCTCTATACTGTATTTATCAACTTTACTTACGTTTCTTCAAAAAGATCGTAGTTCTTTTTTCGATGTCTGCTTTGATTTTATCCATGTCAACGTTGAAATTAAGAGATTCTATGGAATCTTCGTATTCTTCATACAAATCTTCCATAGCTTGCTCGAGGTCATCGGAATTGCTATATTGATTAACGTCAATTAACCATACTTTTCCGTCGATAAAAGTAACCTTAATTTGCTTTACATAATCCGTTGGTATAGATTCAATATGAAGATCATCTAGTATTTCAGGCCAGCTTTGTACAGTATGATCTTCAAATTGTTTATGTTTATTCTTCACTGGCGTTCTTAAGTCTGTCAGTGATTTCCTTAGCTTGTGCTCTAAGAACCTTTGCTTCTTTAAACATAGCATCCGCTTGTGAACGATACTGAGAAGCTAACTGTTCGTCAGTGAGCGCACCGTCTTGTGCTGCTGCTTGAACAGGAGCAGGCGCTGGATCTACGTATGCGTCTACTGGATCTGCTGCTTCAGCAACAGGAGCAGCAGGCTTACCGCTAGGGTCTTTAAGAGCAAGGTCAGCTACAGTGACACCTTTTTGTTGAGCAATAGTATTGTTAAGCTCAACAAGATCAATTACAGTGCGAGTGTCAGGGGTCATCTCAACCTGATCAGCTGTTACTTTAATCATCTTACCAGTAGTATGAAAGCCTGCGAGCATTACACGTCCGTCCGGCAAACGGGTACGTGCCATTGCTTCAGCAAGCTCGTAAGACTCTTGACCAGCTGCGCTTTCGACTAGCTTAATTAAAGCATCGTGTTCTTCGGCTAGTAGTGTTTCGGTTGGCACTACAACAGCTTCGTTGTCTGTACCGGGGACAACACGATATGCTACGATACACTTCTTTTGGGTCTTTTTAATTCGACCTACATGCTTTAGCATATTATTCTCCAGTTTCTTCAGCAGTATCTTCGTCAGCTGACTGAGGTTGAGCTGCTTGCTCGGCAGCAACAGCTTCGAAGAACTTGGTTAGTTTGTTGTATAATTGACCAGCGGCGATTTGCTCATCGCCTGGTTCAAAGGCAGCTCGCTTTGAAGCTAGACCGATTAACTGACGTACGATATTTAGATCGTTTACAGTTAGTTCAATGTTACTATTTTCTTCCGTCATTTTAAACTCCTATTGTTGACAGTATAAATTATTTATAAGCTAACAAAAAGTAGCTCATCTCTTTTGGCTGCTCAAACGCTACTATTATTCTGTCAAAAGCTAATGATTTTATATAGTAGCGCCCGTGTGTATTTTGTAGAATCCAGTCTTCGATATTAGCTTCTGTTTCGTATGTAGCAGTGTCTTTGGCTATATCAGATCGTTCGAAGTGTTCGGGAAGAAAGAACACTTTTCTAATCCCGAACAATTCAAGAGCATTTGGCTTAATGTGTATCTTACGCTTCTTCATATCGTGTAGTCACCCCAAACGGAGCTTGCATGTCCTTATCATAGTTACTGTGTAAAACAAATACAGTGTCACAGTAAGTTTCGTCACCCCAACTACCCCAGCAATAGCCGTCTGTAAACATAATAAACTTCTTAGGCTCAATACCTTCTTCTTTCATAAAGTCCCAATTGGCCATAAAGTCAGTACCGCCGCCGCCGGCTGCTTCGTACTCAGTAAGGTCGCCGTTGTGAGCAGTAAACTCTTCTAAATTATAAACTTTGGTATCAAAACACCAAACTTTTACATTGTAATCGTTATACTGATCCATAATACTTTGAACCTCGCCGAGGAAGTCCATAAGTTGCTCATTGCTGATACTACCACTAGTATCAAGCGCAATACATACATCAATAGTTTCTTCGTTTACAGTACCTGGAAGAACTACGCCGTATTGTGACTTGCGTGACGGACGAGAAAAGCTATAATCGTTCTTTACAGTGCTTTGAATCTGCTGTTGGAGAATCTCACGCCAGTTCATCTTAGGTTCAGTGAACAGTTTAATAATACGTGCTACTTCTCCGGGCGTTTTGCCAGCACCAGCGGCTTGCGCTGCTGACAACATACTCTCTTTGACCTGATCCTTGATCTGCTTCAGCTCTTCTTTTGTATACGTAGGGCCGTTTTGATCATCGCCGCCGTGCTCGCTATTTTCAAGATCCAAGTGTTCGTCGAGCATTTCGCCGAGTTCACTAATGTCAATCTTATCAGCCTGTTCGTAAAGGTCGTCGTATACTTGTTCACTAGTCCATCCTTCGTACTTGAAGTCTTGGAAACAATCTACCAGCTTCGGCTTTGCGCCGATTTTATCACGGACAAGGATGTTGTTTACAATGTAGTCAGCAGCAATATTATACAATTTAGGATCACGATCGTTACGACGGCCTAGGTGATCGAATACACAGTGCAGAATCTCGTGAGCAATAACAAACTCAATTTCTGCGTTATCCATAGCATTGAAGAATTCTGCGTTAAAGTACAGGTTGCGTCCGTCGACAGCCGCAGTAGGCAGCCAATCGTTAGCTGCTTTTACCTTAAGACGAGTAGCCATGTTACCGAAGAATGGGTGCTTTAGTAACAGTCCAACACGAGCAACTGTGATACGATCAAAGACATCAGCTGTCATACGATCTAGCTCTTCTGGAGTAATGTCTGGGTTAGGTTGCCAATTCTTTTTACCGTCGACGCTCATTGCATCCTCCTTGTTTATTAACTGTATATATAATACAACAAAGCGCCCGACATGTCAAGCGCTTTGTTTAGTATTATTAGTTTTGAGCTGCTTTAATATACTTGCCGTACTTTTCGTGGAACTCGTCGAAGCTTGGCACCTTATCTGGATCGATCGGCAACCGATACTGAGTAAGCGCAAGCTTCATTGCCATAACAACTAGTTCAGTATCAAAGTTCTTCATTGAGAACGTTAAGAACTGTTCGACCTTATCGTAGAACGTATCGTTGTCAACGTCTTGGCTAAGTTCGTAGCACATGGAAATAATTAGACTATACATAGCACTAATCTCGTCAGTATCGAGGGTATCTACTTTACCTGTCAAGATATCTGTTGGGTTCGGAAGCTTGCTAGCAACCTTACGATGCGCAATAAACTTAACAGCAAGTCCTTCGCCTACAGAGCCAGCTACCAAGTCCATAAGCGTATCGTCGTTGTAGTTACCGTTAAGAAAGTCACTTACAAATGACCACGAACGAGGTGTAGCAAACGAACGGCTCGGAGATTTTGGATCAAAGTCGTACAAGTCTTGCTTGCTAAAGTTCAAGTACCCAACAACGTCAGCATGAACTTTGTTAGTAACAGCCCACTCAAACCAGTCATCAAACGATACTGACATTTCCAAGTGTACAAAACGGTTAGCCAACGGCGCCGGCATACGATACGTAACACCTTTATCACTGTCACGGTTACCAGCAGCAACAATAAGAACGTTGTCTGGCAGCTTGTACTGACCAACACGACGATTAAGAATCAGCTGGTAAGCAGCCGCTTGTACTGCTGGCGGAGCAGAGTTCATCTCGTCGAGGAACAGAACAATATGTTCGTGTTCTTCTGCCATAGCAGCATCGGGCAATTCGCTTGGAGCAGCCCAAACCATTTTACCTTCAGTAGCGTTAAAGTAAGGAATACCCTTGATGTCAGTTGGCTCCCAAAGAGACAAACGAACGTCAATAACATGGGCGTTCATTGACGCACCAACTTGGTGAACAATATCGGATTTACCAATACCCGGAGGGCCCCACAAAAACAACGGGCGCTTAGAATCAAAAGCAGCCGAGATAACTTGTTTTGCGGAGTTTGGTGAAGAAGTACGAATCGTGTCCATTTGCTAAAACCTCTGTGTGTTTGTTTATTAACTGTATATATAATACGACAGTTTAACCAAGATGTCAAATGTTTTTTTGTCGTTCTATTGCTTTTATTAAGCCGTACTTTTCAAGATCGCCGGAGAATAGGCTTATCTCCATAGCCTTGCGATCGTCAGTAACTTGAATATACTTGGGCGTGAGATAATACGGACAAGTGATAAACTTATCTAAGTAAAGAAGAACGTTTGTCTTTTGTATATTAGTTTCGGGCGGAAATTCAATTTTAAAGAACTGTATCTCTAGATCGTTTTTAAGAAAGTCTCGCCCGGCAGTGGTTAGTCTCAGGCCGCCTGTTGATTTACTACGGACATTATACCACCATTCAGTTGAGTAGTGTCTTACATTAGTTTCGTTAGAACTAACACCAGCGCTATTTAAGAATATCTTAGTATAAGCTAGTCTATTCATGATCGTTAGTGTTACCGAACTTTACTACAGTAAATTCACTAGTCTTCCACATAGTGTTTAAGCGTTGTGCCAAATTACGAGCATGACCTGGATTAGAGAAGCTGGTTTTTTTATATTTAGGCCCCGGGTAGTTAGTTAAACTATTAAAGCTTTTAAGATTAAAAGGTTTGCCTTGATAAAATACTGCCCAAATTGCATTAGCTTCTAGTACTTGCTCTGTTCTATAGGTGTGCCGATCGGTAAATTCTTTTAGCACTACGGGCTTTGGCCTGCTCATTTTTCGTTCCTTATTATATACGTATATATTTATCGTTTACCAATTGTTCCCACCGTCCATCTTGATATCAATGTACTCATAATCTCCAGCGTCTTTGGTCATTAGAAGTTGCTCTAAGTCTTCTGCATGTCGTGCGAGTAGTTCGGTGAGGCAGTAATGTAGTTTCTTTGCTTTGTCTAGATCCATTCGAATCTCTTTTTGTCGACTTGACTCAGCAGCTTTCACTAAGCTAAGAAACTGACTAATAGGGGAAGTGTTAATTGGCTGTTTTTGCATTAGCAATACTCAACTGTTGTCGCATTTCTATATCGGTCTTAAACGGGCCTTTGCTTTTATAGCGTTCAATAGTAATAAGCTTAGGACAGAAACTCTTAACCCATCCTTTGTTAAACTTAATAATGTAGTAGCCTGCGCAATAAATACTCTTAGACTTTTCGCTTTTAGTAAACAACGGTAGCCGACGCTTAATATCGAACATACTATTATATGGGTTACAATTTACAGGAAAGTCATGAACTTGATAAGAAGTTTCTTCAACTTCCTGACTTGACGCAGACCAAGTGATACTACCTAACCGATTCTTAATAGAAGACTTGGACTTACATAATTCTATGGAGCCTTCGCTACTATTTAGAATATAGTGTTCGTTATTATAGGAGATAGTGCCTACATTTTCGCCTCGATCAGTAACGATCCAAAACTTGTCTTTTAGAATTTCTTTTGCGTTCTTCATGCTTGGTACCTCGCTTGGAATGGTGGTGCATACTGCTCGACAGCAGCAGCAACCCGCTGCATATCCCATTTGTTACAGAACTTTAGTAGCCGAATGCCTACTTGTGACAAGTCTTTAGGCTCTGTTGTTTCTGTATGAATAGTCTGGTTAATCTCGTCACGTACATTATCAGGCTGCGCAGTTAAGTCGCATAGTAGTACATTGCGATTGTAGTCATCAATTACACGATGCTCGTCGCCGTTATGATCAGTCCAGCGTTGTAGCATCATGTTATTCCAGTTAAAGCCTTTAGTAGACATATCGTTGTATGCTTCTAATAGTCCTACTTTGTTCTTAGTGCCTTTCTTGCGCACACCGGGGTACGCACTAAAGATGTTATCACTAGTGTCGCCACGCATACACTTCTCAAACAACAGCCATTGTGGGTCAGGCGCAGGCTTTTCTACACCAGTCTTCTTGTCAATTACACGTTCGCCTTTATCGTCGAAGTAACCTTCGTGTGTAATAGTAGTGTTGCTAACGCCGTTGTACTGTCGTACATTAGGAGCAACCAGTTGCGCAAAGTCACCGTCTGTGCTAATAATAACGTGATTATCGTTAGGATGAGCTTGAACCCAGCCAGCAATCAAATCGTCTGCTTCTAATACAGGGTTTTGTAGTACAGTACAGTTAGTTTTTGTACGTACAAAGTCTTTAAACTCGTCGAAGATCTCAAAGAATACACGATCTTCTTCTGCTTGCGCAGGAGTCATCTTGTCTCGAGTCTCTTTGCGATTGCGCTTGTAAGGTTCGTATGCGTCCTTACGCCAGCTACGGCCTTCTAAGCAAAAGACAACATGGTCGGCATTGAAGTCTTGCCACGCCTTCTTAACGCTGTTAAGTGTAATATGCAAGGCCATGCCAACCTTGTCGTCGAGGTTCCCGCGAACTACATGTCGAGCTCGAAAGAACGTGTTCATTGTATCAACTAAAATGTAAGTGCTCATAGTATTATAGTAGTATATATCTACTCAAAAGTCAACCTAGTTTTTAAGAAACTTCTGATTTACCTTTATCAATAGGAACAACATTAATATAGCCCATCTCTCGATCGGCGGTTTGGCCATCTTCTTGAAGCATTTGAGTTACAACAGATCTAAACCATTTGTCTACAATTTCTTCTTGACTTTCACCTTTATACCCAGCATCTATTAGTTGTTCAATAAACTCGTTATTCCAATCGAGCTCAAAGAATCCGTTCTTAATATTTTCTGGATTAACTTGTGTATCAATTACAGCAATATAAGGTTCGCCACGCTTAGTTGCCGCTTCTTTAGGATCAACCTCATCAAGAAGCTTGAGTTTTTCATCCTCAAGCTTGTCAATGCCCATCATACGTTTAAATAGATTTTTCATATTAGTACTCTACCATTTGTTGAAATTCGGACATAGATAGTTCTAAGTTAGGATTAACTTTTGCTGTGTAACGAACATCGTGCTTAGTAAGTTCACGATTAATAATTTCAATTTCGTTAAACAGATTTTTGACTTTAGTAATTAGTTCTTCGACTTTAGGATCTTTCATTATGTTCCCCATGCGTTGCCAAATAATGAGATATGAAGCCGAGGCGTAAACCTCCAGCCACGCTCCATACAGATTTCTGCCACTTCTTGTACATTCATGTTGTACTCTTCTGAACGTCCGCCTAGTGGCATACAGTATACTGGACATTCGATGCCAGCAGCACGATAAGCATCAACTGCTCGAGCAACTTCGTCGATATCGTCTTTGTCTGCTACAACAAACTTAAAGTATATATTGCTACCGTCGACAAGACTGTACTCGTGAGCAACATTAGGCAAGATAGCAGTATCCCAAGGTTCTCCGCTTACACTAAGTTTAGGTGAACAACTCCATGTAACTTCGAAGCGATCTTGGTCGTTAAGATAGTTATAAAAATCGTCGTGTAGCTGTTGTGTAGTGTTTGTTTCAAACGTAACGTTCTTTAAATCTGCCATTCGAGGATGTTCGAACAGTTCGATGTATAGTCGTTGCCAAGCTAGCAAAGGCTCGCCACCTGTAAGAATCAAGTGAATGTCTTGACCATTGTCCATAGTCCACTTGCCTTCTGGAGTAAGACTCAGCAAGTGTTCTACTACTTCTTCAACTTCTGCTTGACGATTGAAGTGTTTAAACTCAGGGTAGATACTTGCGTAAGTGTCGCACCCTGTGTGAATAATAGGCAGGTCTTCAAACTTTTCTGTAGTTTGGTGTACACCTGCGTCGATTAGTTCTTTAACTTCTGCGTTATAGCGTTGCCCTTCGGCATGTTGTTCCCAACGATCTTTTTTGATGCCAGTGCCAAAGTTCATACAACGAAAGTTACAACCGAAGGTACGTAGGAACACACTAGGTACTCCTACGTATTTGCCTTCGCCCTGAACTGAATAAAATGCTTCTGAATAGCGTAATTTCATTGATATGATGTCCATTCTTCTTTGAACTTAGTGTAGCTCCGATCGAGTAACGGAAATTCTAATAGCATAGTATCGAGTTCGACTAACTGTCGAGCAGTAATGCTTTCGATTTCTGCTACATCGCAGTTTCGGATAATGTACGAATACAGTGCATCGTACATTTCTTCATAAAAGTAGTCTTCCATTACTGCTAGATGTTTTTTTGAAACTGTCATTATAGCTCCTCGAGAATGCCCAAGACTTCAGCAGCAATTAGTAAAGCACCGCCTGCTACAATAGGCATAACTCCTACTGGAGTAAACAGTATGCTTACAAATGCTAGTCCGGCAGCAATGCGTACAGCACTCTTTACGAGGCTAATATAAAAGTGTTTCTTGCTTACGTCTACTGGTTCTGCCATTATTTTTTTCCTTCAATAAAGATCGGCGACGAGCTTACTGAATCGTGATAGTCGCCGTTGCTGTGATATTCTCTAGTTGCTGTTTCACGTACTAGGGAGTGGTTATTTTTACGATAAATGATTAGTTCTTTGCGAACAACTCCTTCTGAGTTGCTATCGTACACAGAATGAAACGGGCCAAGTTCTATAGGTTTAGATGCTGCCATTAGTTTGCGTATCCTTGCTGTAATTTAATGTTATCCATAAACTCTTTCTTAGTGCTATGATCGTCATAAAATGCACCTTTAAGAACAGTAGTTTGTGTTAACGAGCTGTGTGCGCTAATGCCACGATTTTCGCAACAGCCGTGCGTAGCTTGAATGTATACACCGACGTTTTTAGAACCAGTGGCATTCATAATTTCTTTAGCAATGTCCATTGCTAGTTCTTCTTGTAGTGTACCGCGACGTGCGCACCATTGCGCAAGGCGTGTATACTTACTAAGGCCAATAAGTGTGTCAGCAGCGATGATACCGATGTATGCTACGCCGCTTACCGGCTGGTGATGATGTGAGCACATGCTTTTTAGTTCACTGCGTACTACTAGCATACCTTTGTAAGGATCATTTGTTACGTTAGGAAACGCAGTAGCATTAGGCCGAGCATCATAACGCCCGCTCATAATTTCTTTGTAGTACATTTTCGCAAGTCGCCGAGCAGTATCTTGCGAGTTAGGATCATTGTCACGATCAATAATAAGTGCGTCTAGAACACCTTCGAACTTTTCAGTAAGATCATCAATTAGTTGTTCTTTTTCGCCTTCGTTGATAAACTTAGTAATGTTATCATTTGCGTGAAAGCCAGCGTCGGCGTCTTTAATACGCTGGATAATTTCTTCATATTTTTTCATTTATATCTCCGAGTTAATGACGTGGATGTCATATTTTATTATGCTGTATATTTAGGTTTTTGTCAACTAAAAGTCAAAAATTTCTTTAACTGATTCCATATCCACAGAATCATCGTCTTGTCGAGGTACAAGATAAACAACGTTATTGTTATCACGTCCTACATTTTGTACAATATGGAAAGACTTACAGTAGCCCTTTTCTACCCAATCATATCCCCACTTGTAAGCAGCATCAAAACAGTCACGAAGATCTTGCCAGCGTTCACGCTTAGGCACAAACATAATCTGTCCTGCTACCGACGGTTTAGGAGCATGATAAGCATCGTACTTTCGAGTACGAACAATAATATCAGATTCGTCAAACATTATAGTATTCCTTTATTTTATATATTGTACAACACTTTTATGTAACTGTCAAGTCATAAGATACAGCAAAATGCCTTGACGTATTTTCAGTTGGCGTGTGATAACACAGAACGTTTTCAATTGTAACATCACCCCGTGTAACACAGCGATCTAAATTTGTTACAAATACAGTATGCTTCCATGCTTTTTCTTTTTTAGTTAGCTCGCCTGTTTTTTCGTTGTGATCGTACCACATTCCGCCGTCGTTATGTTGAGTAAATGTACCTAAGCTATCTAAGTGACTGGTAAATTTATTTCTCTTAATTAACAATGTGTGTTCTTTACGTATGCCTGGCTGCTTATGAAAGTCTCCGATAACAGCACAGTCTCGAGATTTTACAATATCCTTAAAAATATATTTGAGATCTTCTATGTTGTCTTGATCGCTAATGCCGTCGGGTAAAGAACTAAAGGTAGGATGAATATTTATAATTTGTGTGTTTTCGATGTAGTAGCTAATAGCAACACTGCCAGCGCCGGGCATTAAATGCTTTACTTTAGTGTATGCTGGTAGTTTGATCTTTTTAACATTAGATAAAATATTGTGCTTTGACGCAGTAACAATATACAATCCGTCGTCTCGTTCGTTCTGCTTTATACAGTGGAAGTAAGGAAATTGATCAATAATTGAATCAAAGTGATACTCGGGAACACGGGACATGTTAATTAGATCAACTCTATTACTAACACTGTCCCAATATTCTCGAGTAAACTGATCAAGAAATCCGTTTGATTCCCACTGTAATACTTTAAGTTTCATCTTTTTCCCATGGATATACAATCCACACAGGGTCGCGAGCTTTGTCGATTTCGCTTGCTACGTATGTCACGTTTGAAAACTTACTAGGCATGTTGTCATGTAATACAGCAACCCGCACATTGTTTCCCCATACATCTTCCCAACGATCGTTTCCCGGGTAGCAGCTACTACGCCAGTCTTCTTGGATCCAAAGAAGTGTGTTGCCGGTGTCGTTGATGTCGTCGACAATAAGAATCTTTTTGCCGTCGTACGCATCTTCGGCCATCCATGTTTTAGATTCTTGTATTTCGCCGTCTCGCAACGCTACTTTAAGAGTTTCGCATGGAATACCTAGTTCGTGTGATAGTAAGACTGCTGGCATAAGTCCGCCTCTTGTGAGTCCCACAATGTAGTCAGGCTGCCAGTTGCTTTTGCGAACTTGACTAGCAATTTTCATTGTCATGCTTGTAATAGCATCCCAGTTAAAATGTTTTTTATTCATCTTTGTTATTCCAATCATCGATAACTAAATTGTAAGCAGTACGAAATATTTCGTATGCTTTTGCAAACGCAGGATACTCTCCAGCCATTGCGGTAACTTCGTTTACGCTAGGCATACGTTCTTCCCACAACTGCTGGTCATTTAAATATATGTCGTCGTAAGACATACTACTAGAAGCAGACGTAAGCCATGCACCGTTAGTGTAAGTTGACGCTGTTATAGATGACATACTACTACTAGCTGAAGTTAGTGATTCTGTAAAGTTTTTAATAGTAGTCATGTCAATAGTTACATCACCGTTGGCTATAGGCAGTGATATGGATCCTGCTTCAACGTTGTTTAATTTGGTCATAAAGTTTATCTCCTGTAAAGAATGATTCTAGTTTTGCTTTTTGTTTTTCTAGCAAGGGCAAAAATGTATCATAATTTTCCATGTACTGCTTTACTGTAGCTATCACATGTTCTTTAAAGTGAACATAAGAATCGTAATCTTCAGTCCAGTTACTTGGATATAGGAAGTCTTCCTCTGCCATTTCTGCATAGCTTAGTCTATCAGGTACCATGGGCAATGCGTCAACTAAAGCACCTTCATACCAACTAATGCCTAATGTTTCTTGTAGATTAGCGCTAAACACTACTTTTGATTCTGCTAGTAGGGTGTGGTATTCGTGCTTAGTAAGATTCTGTTCTTGCGCTACAACAAACTGGTATTGCGGAAGCTCTTTAGCTAAGTCTTTAAAAATATCCACTTGTTTCTCAGGCGCAATGCGATGTGGAAAAAGAACAATGTCTTTCTTAGTCATGCCTCTGTACGGACCTAGCGCTGTTTCAAGATACTCCATTGGCCAACCAACTTGTACAACAGTTTGGTTAGCTTTGCGAAGATCGCTGCCGTCCCAATCAAAGAACTCTTCAGCAAACAAGTCAATGTGAAAATCAGTTGCGTAAAAGTTATGATCATAGCAGCTAAACATACTGTGTTCTGCTGAACGTACCCAAGGAGCATCGCCAATAAGGCGTCCTAAAAAGTCTTGCGGATCATAGCTACCAGCATGCCACATACCGCCGATTTTAATATCAACGCCTAGCAAACTAGCCATATATTTTAATTGAATTACTGTAGGGTTCCAAGCGTCAGTATAAAGAAAGTAATCACCGTTCTTTACTGTACCGTTACAAAACATTTCGCCGATTTGTGCGAGCTGATTGCTCTTATATACATTAGTACCGCCGAAATTAAGAAAAGCCCCAGGCGTAGTAGCCTGAGGCGTTTCTCCACCTGAAATAACAACTACTTCGTCGTTAGTCGCAGCACGAAGCTGTTCAGGTAAATGCGTTTTCCATTGCTTGGTATAGCGTGTATCAACAGCTTCTATATCAACAATGTATACGGTCATCCTCGATTCCTATTTGCGTTACGTGCTTTAGCTCGAAGCCACCCTTGGTGTTTTTGATAAGCTTGCCATACCGGGGCGTCTTGCTTGTATAGGTCTTTTTCGTTAAAGACTTTGCCCTCAAAACGACAGTAGTCACGGAACTTGTCAAGATCGTCAAAGACTTTGCGGATAGTAGGATTCTCAATGCCCATTTAGATGTTCTCCAATTTAGCTGGGTAATAAATGCGACAACCATTTTCGTTGTCTTCGCTTACGTTGATAGTGATTGACCGACCGGTGTACCGCTCGGAGATTTGGTCGTAAAGGTCATCTGAAATCATTTCACACGACTTGTAATCAAGCTCAAGAGTGCCTTTATTGTAAAGGTTTTCAAGCCATCGCTGAAACTGAATAAATTCAATATCTCGATCGTTATGGAATACTTCAATTTGAACCTTGAAGTGAAAGATATGACGGTGTGGGTATCCGAGGAAACTAACGTCATACTCGTCGCCAGTAGCTAGAAGAGGATCTTCTAATGCTGCTGGATATTTATGGATACCTTCTTTTTGAAAGGTAATCCAGATGTAACGCTTAGCAAGCATTTTACTCATAGTATTTCTCTTTGTTATTTACTATATTATTAATATACTACTACTTGAGCACTTTGTCAAGCTTATATTTTGACCAATCAGTATGATAATGATGACTAGTAAGATCGTGTAGTGTATGACACCAAACACCAGCATTAGTAGCTTTAAAATCTTTATCGTCAATTTTAATCATAGTGTTGTAAGGCCATTGCTTAACATGTGGCACGACTACTCTAAACTGCGGAATAAAAGTATGATACTCTACTAGGCTAGTTTCTAGTACTCCGTCTGCTGTAGTAAGCGGCAAGTCTAGACTACACATTATATCTTTGTCTAAAAAATGTTTAATCATTTTTTCCCAAACATTCCATTGGTGCTCTTTAGGATTAAATGAATGATTAGCCCCAAAGAAAATGTGTTCACAGTCTTCTTGCTGATAGAATCGCTCAATGAAGTCGATGCTTTGGACACCGACTACAAAGAGTGTTTTCATATCATAAGCAGGCGTCTTTTCAACTTCGTAACCTGTGAAGAATGTTACGTCGTTCTGTTCGCCAGTCTCATAATCTCTGTTCATTTTAAGTTTTTCCACATACTTGATGCCATTTGAAATAGAGCGTTTACTTGCTGGCTAGCTGGATTTCTAGCAAATGCTACCCAGCAAATTACTTTTTGATCTTTGTAGTGTTCTTCTACAAACTCTCGAAAACTTGTACCTGTGGTGTATACGTCGTCTACAATAAGCACAGGATCGTTTGAGTCACCGGTAGCATATTTTTCCATAGCATATTGTAGTGCTAGCCCGCCTCGGGGAATGCCTACTACTTTAGAGAACGGTCGATTTTCAATCTCAGAGATCATAAGAGCAAGACACTCCCAATCATCTTCAGTAAGCCCGTCGCACTCGATCTTCCATTTAAGATCAAGTCCTGCGTGTGATACAAAGTCTTCTTTTACAAATATTGTCATTTTTAACTCCTATTGAAAGAACTTGTTAAAGTTAGCACTAGCGTTGATAGTCTTTTTACCTACAGCGCCTCGAGTGCCAATGATACTCATTAGATATTTACGATGTTTTTCGACTTCTTTAAGAGCTAGCTCTCGATCGTCAATACTAAAGATTTTTTCTACAACATCTTTAAAGTATAATCGATCAAATGTTTCTTGTACTAGCATCTTAGGCATTACGCCATTACTGTATTGTCTATTAGCTTCTTGAACAGCGTTAATGTGACTCCAAACATTGTGCCCCATTTGAATAGCGTAGGAGAAACTATCCCAGCTAGTCTTGCCTTCTTTACCGATCTTATTTAGATCACCCGGCGCATAAAAGCATACATCGCTAACACCAAGTCCCTTGCTAAGTGGTGAGTCTGAAAAGTTATCAAAAATGCCGTCTTGTAGTACAGCATCACGGAACTCACGTGTGTCAGAGGCGTACTTCTTATCGTCTACACTAGGTGACATTCTGTATACCCACTTAGACCGATCTTCAGTTTCAGTTTGTGTATAAATTTGACCGTTAGCAGTAGCAAGAAACGGCGAAGCGCAGTCGAACGTAACAGTAAAGTTTTCGTTGTGATACTTGCGAACAGCTCTTTGTACGTCAGTGAGCAGTACCGCCCATTCTAGTTTACTAGTACCCAAGAAGTGCATCACGTCATGAATGCCTTTTTCTAGCAAACCGTCAAAACGTAGTGTAACAAGACGCTTGATAGCAAGCTCGATATCGCACATATTCTGACCACCCATAGCCCACCCGTTAAAGTGTGTATCGGGATAAATGGAAGGATCGCAGTAATCTTTCATTTGTTCGTACCAGTCGTCAGCTTGTTCAAAGTTTTCGCCCTGTAGTACGTTCAAAAACTTACAAGCACCAGTACGATGCTTTTGCCAGTAGTCGTTGTTAATACGTGTAGCATCTACTGCTTCTTGATATGTACTAATACCAGTAGCACGTTGGCCAGCCTCGGAACGTGACACCCAAGCCGGAATATCAAGGATCATGCCATAATCCATGTAAGCATCCATCCAACGAAGAACACCGTCACGTTTTTTGTGTGCTTTAGGACAATTAGGATCTTTCCAATCGCCTTCCCAAACACCTTTACCGATTTGGAAACCACCCGAGTCGCCAAGTACCCAGGTGTTTTCTCTATCACGGTTTCGAACCATGTCTTCTTTCGGTGACTCTCTGTTCACGTCAAGATCTGCGTGCCCGGCTGAGTACAACGTCCACTTATACTGAAACTGTCCTTTATCTTTGTTAAGATAGTTAAGGCTCTCAACACCGTTTTTAAAGTTCGACGGTATTCGATCAACTGCGACATACTCGTTGAAACGTTGCTTGCCTACGTAAGTGGCATAAAAGCCACTCAGCGCAGGTAAGAATATAGCGTAATCGTTTTGTGCTTCAGTTAAGTTTGTATTCATTATTTAGACTGCGCTGGCAAGATGTAATCGTAAGTAGTAAGCCCGCTATCAACAGTAATCTTCATAGCGCCTTGGTCAGAAATGCTCATAGTAACATCGCCGCTAAGGTTAAGAATGCTCTGTACTTGGTTAACAGGATAGAACCAAGAGTGGCCAAGTGTACCAGATACACCTGCTTGGAATACAAACTCACCTGCGTGTGAACTTTGATCACCAAACGAGAACATCAAGTTACCGTTATCAGTAGAAACTTTAAAGATAGGCTCTTCAGAGTGCGCAGCGCTCATAAGCTTTAGACGACTAATGCTTGCTAGGCTAGGCTCGAATACAACATTCCATGTTGCGCCAGTAAACGTAGCAGTCTTAAGTTTCTCTTCGATAATTGCTTTGTTCATAAAGCGATAATCGTTTTGGAAATCACCTGCTGAATTTTCAAAGTGAATGTGCGTAGGAATAGTTTCGCCGTTGCGATTGTCTTGAATCACGTCAATTTTAGCATTTTCTCTGTACTCTGGGTTCTTTAAGTGTAGAGAAAGTTTGTCTAAGTTTGGCATACCGAACGTATCAGTAAACTCAGCAACGGGATTGTGAGTAGTAGCAGTAAGAACAACACTGCGATCTTCTGCCATTGAATCGATCTTCGTACCGTTATCACTGCCTACTTTCACGATAGAAAGGAAGCCAAGGGCGTGAGTGTGCGCTACGATATCTTGTAGAATGTCTTTCATTTTATATCTCCAATATATAACATTATAATAGTATAAATTTGTTTAGTTGTCAACAACTATTTAGGCTTTTGATTAGGTTTATTGACATTTTCTTCATTTACAACACGATCCCGCAATCCTGATGATGAAAAACGATGGTCACGTTTGTTATAGTACAGCTCA